CCTAACTGCTTCCAACCACCTATTTTTTCAGGAAACAGATATCTAAATCGAACATTATCACAGTCTATCCACTGGCCTTCTGCGGCTGTAGCAGTGATTTGTTTATTGATTCCAGGTGCAAAGTTAACCTTCTGTAACATAGATCTCCAGATTATATTAGATTGCGTTGATATTCAACGTTATTTGACTATTCCTAGCATAGGTCTTTTATCATACAAATTAGACTTTGCAAACTGTCCATCTGCATGATTATAATGCAAAAATACTTGACCGCATAGCTGACCTTCAAAAGGCTCTCTCCAGTGCTCTAATTCACAGCCAGAATAAATAAGCATATCCCCTGGTTTTAGGTCAACTTTTACACCTTTGGGTGCTCCAGGCTTATGTATGCTTTTATACTCGTCTATGACGTTGTCAGACCCCGTAGGATCGATAAATATGGGCCATGCGTCTCCACCTAGGTTTAGTGTAGTTGATATCTCACAGCTAGGTCTATCTTTGTGTCTTCTAAGAATATTACCTGTTCTATAAAGTCTTGTGTAAGAATAAGTAGGCACTAATTTAAGTCCTGTCTTCCTCTGCATCACATCGATGGTTTTGACTAGTAATGTCTCCATTAATCTATCAGCATATTTGGCATAAGAGTTTGGAACTTGTGGGTCATTAAAATTACCTACAAGTTTATTACCAGCATGAGTTACACCATTGTTTAACATCCAATGATCTGCTTCTGCTGATATTTGTAAATACCTATAAGCTATATCTGCTACTTCTTTTGATATAGCACCACGTATAACTTGATATTTGTTTTTCTTAAAACTCATATTTGTATAAAATTATAAGATACAGATATTCTCCAGTTCTTTTCACCTTTGTCTGTATTCATGTTTATATCAACACCATGAGGCAACCAAGATGGAAAAAATATCATACGCCCCTCTAGTGGTTCATAGGCACACACTCTCCATAATTGTTCTGGTAGATTATCCTCTCTCCTAGGCATGTGAGTATTTGGTCCTGGTCTAGGATCTTCTAAAAATAATTTACCTGAGTTCTTTGGAACTTTAATATAGTATACACCTGACCACATAGAATTAGGGTGTGTATGTGTTTTGTTATAGCTATATGTTGGATTAATATTAGCCCACATATTACCCAGTCCCAGTTTACCAGATATACCATAATCTTTATTACACTCGTAAGCCATTTGAAACAGTTCATCAATAAGTGGTTTATACTCTGGTCTTTTATCCATGTCAGTTTTGCTGTGCCAACCAAAACCAGAATTTGTTTTCTTCTCTCCTTCGGGATCTGCCTTACGCCACTTTTTTATTTCTTTAAATAAATATTTATTAAGTTCTTTTGAATTTGCCACATCTTTAAAATACACAGCAGTTGGAAATAATATTTTTCTTTGTAGTTGATTTTTATTTTTCATTTAAACGGTGGCCCTCCAAACCACATCACCAAAGATTTTCTTACACCTTTTTTAACCGGTGCAACTTTGTGTCTTAAGAACGATGCAAAGAATATAGCTTGTCCTTGTTTCAAGGGTAAAGGTTTATTGTCTCCCATCTCTGAAAATAAAAGATCTCCACCTGTAAACTCTGAAGGATCTGATAATAAACACGTCATGGATATTTTACGGATTGGATTCTGGCCGTCTTGACCAAACGCATTAAGATCCATGTGCCAATCATAAAAACCTTTTTTAGGATAGACTGTAAACTGTGCAGGTTCTGTAAGTCTCACACCATCAAAATAAAAATGATTTAAATTTACAATAGATAATTGATTCTCAATAACTTTGTACATCTGTGGTAGTTTATCAAAAGGTATCCAAGATATAGTTGTCACTCGTTTCTTGGTATCGTACTTACCATCTTCTCCTCCACCCACTTTAGCTTGTTCTGGTGCACACTGGTGACCAGCATCGATAATCATCTTACATTGTTCGGGTGTAAACATTGGGTTGGTTGTTGTAGCAACATAAGATTGCCATGTCGGCATTCGTGGTACTTGTGTCATTCGTTTTGCCCCGATCCAGTTCTTGAAGATACA